TAATATTTTACCTTAGACCACTCCAATTCATCCATTCGTCATCGTACATTTCCATTTGTCTCAAATCTCTTGTACGTTGTCTCGCGGCATCGGCTGCGGCTTCATCAATAACATGTTGAGGAATATCATCCGATTCCTCTGTTTCTGTAAAATCTAGTTCTAATTGCGTATATTTCTCTTTCTTAAATTTTTCCATATTATCCTTGAAAAACTTTAATAGTTTCGAAATCAATCCATTCGGTATTGAGATCAGTTAATACGACTAATAATTCTCTAGCGGACTTTGCATATTTGTAAAGTATACCAGGAATTCCTTTTTTAGTATATTCAATGCGATATTTCATTTCACTCTCCTATTAATTCCCAATCAAAATCTCTGTCATTATCATTATCGACCCAACGCCAATCTTTATCGGGGGTTTCCACACAAAAACTATCAGACCTCATGTGAATCACACTTGCGGTATTTCCGTGTTCTCTTGCACGATTCTTACCATGCCGTGTTTTTGGAATCAATTTTATTGTATCACCAATTTTCATACTCTAATCTTTTTACGACAAGCCATTTTGGAAAAACGCTTCTTCTCATTTCCTTTTCTCTTGGTAGAGAAACGTGTCATCCGAAGGACGGCGTCAAATTTTTTGAGTTCTGTTAGGGTTTTCATAATTATCTCTTTTCTCATTTTCTACCTTTATTATACCACAACCCCAGCAGGATGTCAAGCCTTTATTCCTTAATAATCAATAATTCTGTTCCCACGGTCTGTTTTTTCCCAGATGAAGCCATGCTCGCCTTCTTGAAATCCTTCCGGACCCATTTATACTCACTTTCGGGATACCATTCCTTCATCTCTGGAAATTCGTAGTAACTCAGAATCCATTTGCTCTTGCACTCGTTCAGCATGTCTGCCAATTCCTTATGCTTCTCCTTCGTGAAGTTATGGAATGCATAGAGATTTTCTGTTCCGTAGTATGGCGGGTCCAGATACAGGAGGGTTTTCTCGCCATCGACTCTTGGAATGAAATCTTCGAATGTCATCGACACTGCTTTGACCTTCCCCAATTTCTTCTGAACTTTTGGATTCTTGACTCTGCCTACGAAAGAATTATACTTTGAATTATATTTCCCCTTGAGATTGACGTACTTTACCTTCTCCGACATAATACCAGAAAAGCATTGTGTAATGATATATGCATATTCTGCTGCCAAGTCAAAATCTGGCATATTAATATTGTTGCCAGAATTTATAACTTCAAGAACATCATCCTTGCAACGATAAAACTCATCTTCATCTTGAGCATCGCGAGATTCTAATATCGGGATGAATTTATCATATTCACTACAACAATACAGAAGATTTGCCATCTGACTATTGAAATCATTATAGTGAACATCATCAACATTTATATTACCATTGATGTATGTCCACATTGCACCACCGAATACTTCAGCGTATCTTTCAAAATCTTTTGGGAGATATTTTGATATCCACTTTGCTTGTCTATATTTACCGCCTACATATGCAAACATATTTTCCTTTTAATTTATAGTGCAAGTCCGGTTGCCTGTGAAAGATATTGGCTTTCCATATCCTTTTTGGGTTTACCTTTTGTCATAACTTGATCACTGGTAATGGTAAATGATGTATCACTAGAAGCCATTATCCACGGCACTAACGCTAACCCCATTTGTCCAGGTTGTTGAGTGGGCACAGGTTGAAGTGTCATTGGAGTGTCTAGAATGAGTGTATCATTTTCTCCTTCTGAAACTCTTGCTACTACCTCTTCGCCCGTTTTTAACTTTAATATATAAACTTCTTTTGACACTTATTACCTTTATTTAAATTCACAGTCAACCATCATTTCGGTCAAACATGCTACTAAATTAATTTCTTGATCTGCAACAAAAGCAGATTTATACTGATAATCCGCAAGAATTAAAACCGCCTGAGGAACGGATGCATCTTTGAGATGTCCACTCACTCCATCATAAATCTTACGAAAAATCCTAACTGGGTCATTATCAATGTTTTGAGTAACCCATCTTCGCACTTCAGAAAAATGTTTTTCCTTCAATGCTCTCATTAATTCTGTTAAATTGATTTCACCGATTTGTGCGAGAATTCCCGCATCAATAATACCACCTGCAGAATATCTCTGCAGTTCATTTAACACTCTCCGCATATCTGGAAAGTGTTTCATAATCAATTCAATAATAACTTTTTTATCAAACTCAACATTCTTTTCGGAAAGAATTACTTCTGTTCTTCCTAAACATTCTTGTGCTAATTGAGGCCTATCCGATTTCGGTATTACAAATTCTATTACAGAACAGCGAGAATGGATAGGATCAATGATCCGATTACGGAAATTACAAGTAAAGATAAAACTAACATTGGAACTATATTTTTCAATGAACCCCCTTAGTGCAGGTTGAACCGATTCAGCATTCATGTAATCTGCTTCATCGACTATAACGACTTTTCTTCCACCTTGCATGGAAACGGAACTACAATATTGTGTAAGAGTAGTTCTAACAGTATCTATATTTCTTCCTTCATTTGAACCATTAATTATTAAATGGTCCACTCCAATCTCATCACACATTGCCTTTGCAACAGAAGTTTTACCCACTCCAGCCGGACCAGATAAGAGTAAATTAGGGATTCTTTTATCATCCACAAATCCTTGAAATACTTCTTTAATCTGTGCTGGAAGGATACAATTCGCCACCCTTCGCGGGCGGAATTCTTCTACCCATAAAAAATCATTCATTTTTATCCGTTATAATTTGAACTTTGTTCTGTGGCGACCCAATATTCTAACTTGGAATGTTCGTGCGAGAAATGTGATATTCCTTTGGAGGAAATTCCAACATCATAAGAACCACTCAGGAGTTTCATATTTTCAATTTTGAATACAAATTGAAATTCTTTATCCGTAGTTCCTACTTCTTTTTGAAATTCATCAGAAGAATCATTATTAATATCTGTTGCTACCAGAAATGTTTTACCATCGATGCCACGCACAACCATTTCCGGCAAGGATAAAACTTGTGCTGCTTTTATACTTTCATCATAGGTTTCTTTTGAAAGTTTAAATTTAACTTCTGGTTCTGGAAAGTCTAGAGATTTATCTGGGGGTAAAACCAACATAGACGGATCTCCATAAACATAATTAAGTCTTGAACTATTTCCGTTAATTGTTAGTTGTTTTTCTCCAACAGTTAATTCTGGTTGTTCAAAAAGACTCAATGCTCCTAACAACTTATTCAAGTCATAAATGGCAAAGGTACTTGGAATATCTTCGCCAATTTCTGTTTTGGATAGAATGTTCTTTTGGGGGGAAATTGTTGACAGGCTGTTACCCTGTTTGAATTGTATGTTCTGATTAATTGATGCGTAATTTTTAAGTATCGCGACGGTTTCATTTGATAATTTCATCATATATCCTTGTATAAACTTATTATTGTATATCTTATTATATCACGTATTTTTGATTTGTCAAGTAGATTTTATCCGTCATTTATCCGCCACATTGAGAGTGGCGGAAATGTGGCGGATATTGGGGTGTAACACATTGTAATTGTGAATGATTTTTACCCTTCAGGTGTTTGAAGTTTTACTGCTTTCCCTTTTTTCTTAGATTTTCGTTCTGCAGCCCGTCTTTCTTTTCGGGATTCTTTGAGAGGTCTTGTATCTTGGTCATTTCCATGAGAAGCATATTCTAGTTGTCCGAGATCACGTAACGTACCATTGAAAACATAAGCACCAACATGATTTACTTCCATCCAAGGACACAACCAGGTTTTAAAACCAATCTTACGCGCCCATTGACAAAACATATAATCTTCAGACAAATAACGGTCTGAACCACCTGCACCTTTTCCTGCATATAATTCGTTATCAATGACAGTATCAAAGAATGCGTGAATGTAGCGAGAACCATCAAAATGTTCTGAACGATTGTGATCTGGTTTGTAGGAAAATTGTGGATATTCATCTCTAAATGCTTCAAAAACTTCACGAGCAATCAGTACAAATCCGGTACCAACTTCCAATACTTCAACTGGTTCATCAACTTTAATTTGAGTTGTTCCCGCTGTTGGATTGAAAACAAAATCACCAGTGTACTTTTCTAAATTTTGAGGATTTTCATCTGCTAATCCTGCATCGACCGCATTACGTACTTTTTCCCACGCAATACATTTCTTTGGATATGGAGCACCAATAATTGGTTTATCCTCATCCACAAGTGACGCGAGGGCTAATACATCTTGAGGGTTAAAATTGATGTCCGAATCGATGAACATCAGGTGGGTATATGGGGATCGCAAGAATTCATCAACTAGATAATTTCTCGCTCTTGTAATTAAACTTTCATTAAAGAGATAAAAGAACTTTAGATCCATACCATATTTTGTAGCAGTAGTTGCTAAATCACAAGAAGCTTTAGTATACATTCCATGACATTGACCACCATACATTGGCGTGCCAACAAATATTTTCTTTTCTCTTAATTCATTAATATTAATTTTTATTTCCAATTCAAACTCCTATAATATGTTAATTATTATCTCAATATTTAGTGAAGATAACCATGATCATGTCCTTGTACTTCGATACCTAGAACATTGGGTCTGCGAACTTCTCACGAATCGTCATCACCGCTCTAGTGTATGCGATTGAATATCATTTCCTGAAATGACAGGGACTTAATCGCAACATTCACACATAACATTCCTACCTCAGAGTCATTGAAGGGGGTGTTACCCTACAGCTTTGGTCAACGAACCTCCACCATACCTCTGACCTAGACCACCACCAGCTCGGAATGCTTAGGTTATCTTATATTCTTTGTTGTATTTTCTATTGTTATCTTTGCACGTTCAATCTTTTTCTTTAGTCGTTTCTTCTCAACTTCTGGATTAAACCCAATGTCAGGGTCAATTCTTGGAATAGTGGACATTAATTCTTCGTATGAAAGAATAGATGCTTCAGTGCGTTTTATTGCTTCTTCTTTACGTTCGCGTTTTCTGCCTTTATACATATATATCCTATTATTTCATTGATTCAATTATAGCGGGTTCATCTATTCCACCATGTTTTTTAAGTACATCATC